ATTCGGTGCGTACCGTCGAGCATCAGCACGCCGCTCTCATTCCAGATTTGAAGTCCGACTGGCATTACCACTTCCCCCAGCGAACACGAAGCGTGCCGTTCGAGTCGTACGTCCGCGCGCCGTTGTTGTCGTAGACGGTATAACCATCGCCGCTGCTCGCGCCGTTCATAGTCAGACCGGTGTTTTTATTGAGCACCCACAGAGGCTGGCCATTCGCGCCGACGGCAGTCGCCTGGATGGTGTCGCCGATGTTCGCGTTCTGAATCCACGCCACGCCGATCAATGCCTGGCTGATGAACACCTGGCCACCCTGCACGACGAAGGGCGCCGTAACAGCGCTTCCGTTCGGGTCAATGATGGCCACCCGGCTCGCCGACAACAGGACCTGCGACTCGATAACGCCGCTGGTGTTGTCGACGCCAACTCCGATCCCAGCGATGTATGTGCGGCCGTTTGCCGTACCCTGCGTTTTGATCTGGTACGACGCGGCAACCCGGCCGTTCAAATCGGCGTATGAGGTGGCGACGGTCTGCACGGCCGCGGTGTTCTCATCGGCCTGCGCCTGTATCGTGGTGATCTGCGACGCCTGCGAGCTGTCCGCATCGACTCGAGCCTGTGTTTCCGTTTGCACCGCGGCGAGCAACGTCGTCGCAGTCGACGTCACCTGCGCGGCCACCGTATCGGTGCGCTGCGCCTGCGCAAGATCGCCCTCCTGCGCGGCAGACTGCAGCGACCAGACACCCGCATACGACGTGTCATCGCCCGCATAGGTGGTTGCCTGCCCGGCCATGGGCGGTGTAATCAGGTCAATCGCGGAGAGCAGATCACCGCCGAGCGCGGACTGCGTGATATGCCCGGCGAAATAAGCGTCGTAATCGCTTTGGTCGCTGCTGCTCTGTCCGTTGATGCCCACGTCGGCCGGATACCCCGGCCCGATGTTTCCCGACGTGTCGACGAGCCGGGCCCAGAAGAAGAACGACTGCCCCGCGGCGAGCCCCTGGTATGAGGTGCTCGCCTGCGGATATGCAAAATCAGAAAACTTGGTTGCATCTACAAGCGCGGGCGTGCGGCTGTACCAGATTTCAGTGCGCTGCGTGTCGCCCGCGGAACCGTCGGCCGGAAAAGTCCACGCCAGATTGATCCCGAAAACAATCGACTCGGCCGTAAGCGACGTGATCTCCGGCGGTGGGCTCGTTTTCCCGGTGAGCGTCGTGTCGACCGAGTAGGCCGGAATCGACGTGACACCCATCGGGTTGACGGCCCGCACACGCGCCGCGTAAGTGCCCTGATAGATGCCGACTACTTCCGCCTGCAGGCCGCCGGTGGCATTGACCGTGACCCAATCACCGTTGTCTTTGCGCCACTCTGGCAGATAGGAAACCGCGCTCGGCGGCGCGTCCCACGCGATCACCATCACCGTCTTGGAAATGCCCTGGTCGATCACCGAATAGGTGGAGAGCGTTATGTTTGCAGGAGGCTGCTGGGCCGACGGCGGCACAACGGTGATTGGCCTCACCTGAATGGCCGCGCCGTTGTCAATGGCAGCGTACTTGCCGGGCTCGTACTGCGTGGCATTGACCGTATAGGTGGTCTGTCCGTCGTCGTCGCTTTCCTGCACGCTGACCACGCGGAACAGCTGCGATGCGAGGTCGGCACTTTCCAGCATCCATACGGCATTCGGCACCGGCGGCGTATCGAAAATATCAGACACCGTAATAGCGTCGCCGGCGACCGACTGCACCGTGCGTTTCTGTGCGATGCCCGTCGGCAGGATCACCGTAAGCGAGTCACCCGCTGCGACGGCTGGCGCCTTGTCGAGCGTGATGGTCTGCCCATTCACAGCGCGCACGCGGCCACCGATACGCCTTCCTGCCTTCGCCGGATCGGCGACCGCGATAACCTGGCCGGGCGCGCACAACGTGCCGTCCAGTCCCACCTGAAATGAAACCGTGTTGGTTTCGTATCGGCTGGTCAGCAACGTCCACAGTCCGACGCGGTGCGCCTGCCCTTGCGAGGTCACACCAAACGCGGTGATCTGCGCCTTGACGATCCCATAGCGCGCGATGCCATCGTCATCGGGCACGTACTCGACGGCTTGCTGATACCCGTTTGCAGGATCGTTCCAGCTGATCAGCGCAGTCGTGTAACGCGTTTTTCGCTCCGAGCCGACGTACTGGAATTTTCCGCCGATCGTGTTCGCAGCCGTGTAGATGTAGACAGGATCGGACGGCATGTCCGCACTCGCCACCACGGAGCCCGGACCCCAATACGCGATGCCGCGGAACGTCGTTGCCAGATCCTGCAGCACCTTGTACGCGTCGGCCTGCGTCTGGATGACTGCGTTGCACGTGAAGCGAGGTTCCTGGCCGCCCTTGCCGTCGGCCACCAGCACGTTGCAAAACTGGCTGATCTGGTACAGCCCCCACTTGTCGACCATGGAGTCGTCGATCAGCCGGCCGAGCCCATATCTTTGGTTCAGAAGGAGATCGCGAAAAATCCACGCCGGGTCATCGGTCCAGTCTGTTTTGAATGTGCCGTCCCACACGCCCGAATACGTCCGGCCGATCGGATCGAAATTGCTCGGAATCTGGATCAGCAGGCCCTTGATGTCGTATGCGCGCGTCGGCACGTCACTGAACGACTGAGCATCGAACGACAGGCCGACCACCGCACTCATCGGATAGCGGAGCTTTCGGTCGATGACTTCGGTAATTGCCTCGATGTTGACCGTGTCGGCGATAAGCGAACTATGGGCATTCGCGGTGAGGCGACGCACGCGCACAAGCCAGCCGGTTGCCGCGGCCGACAACTCGACGCGCACGCTGCGCTCGTACAACGTCGTGGTCTTGCCGTCGAAAGCTCCGGTCACCACCTGCGAATACGAACCGCCGTCCGTCGCCAGGTCGATCGCATATTCGATTCGGTAACCTGTGACGTTCCCGGTCGTCGGGTCGTCTTTCTGGAGCGCCGGCACGCCGAAGCGAATGCGCACCGCAGTAAGCTGTGTGTTCTCGACCTGGTGAACCCATGGCGTATCCGATACGAGCGGCACGCTCACCGCAACTTCGTTCTCGACAGCCGGGAATCCTGACAGGTAGGTTTGATCCTGCGTGCCGAGCCGGTAATCGACACTGTAATTCGAGAAATTGACTGAGCCGTCGCTGTTCTGGATCGGTGTGTCATCCAGATAGACCGACTGCAGGCCATTCACCAGGCCGAAGATCGGCCCTTCCGAGATGAGATCAAGCACACGCGCGTAAGCGATCGAGTGCAGGCTATCCGGCGACTCGGTCGGCGTGCTGCCGGAGTCACCACCTTTCGAGCCTTGAATGCGCATGCTTATGCCTGATCCTGGGCGTATATTCCGGCGCTGATGACCTTTGAGCCAACGCGCATGCGGCCGTAGACGATCGGCACCGGCTCGCCCTGCGCGGAGCTGTTCACCGCGCCGTTGAAGTAATACGAGGTCCCGTTATCCGGCCCTGTGCCGGCAAGGCCGGCGGTTTGTGGGCTCAGCATCTGCATGACGCCGCCAAGCGCGAGCGACGCGCCGAGGCCGATCAGCGAGCCGCCGCCGAATTCACTGGTCAACACGCCGACCACGATCAGCGCGGCGCCAAGAATCGTCTGGAACAGGCCGGCGTTCTTGCTGCCAACCAGCACCGGTGCGATTCGAATTTCATCGCCACCGGCCGGGTATTCGAGTTCTTTTTCGTCAAGATTCCTGCGGCCCATGAAGACCGCGAACGTCAGCCCGTTGTCTTTGGCGTTCATCAGGAATTTCTCGAAGCCGGGCACTACAACGCACAGCGCGCGGATTGCCTCGCGCGGCGACGACACGGCGAGCCGATGGAAGCGGCCGAACCTGGTCCCCGCCACGCCATAGAGGCGTACGGTCCTGAGTGTTTCGCTCATTGATTTATCCCCGGTATCGAAGGATGGTTCGCAGGCTGTGAGCCCACATGCCGCCCCAAACGGTGCGGCCGGAAAGCTGCCCGTACATGTGGTGCAGCATCTGGCCGTTGCCGATGAAGACGCCTGCGTGATTGGGTACGTGGTTCTTGCTGCGGATCTGCATCAGCAGCACATCACCGACTTGGGGCTCGGCGTCTTGACCAACATCGACGAAGCCCGCTTTCGCGAAGTTGTCGAGATAGAGATTCGATTTGCCGTCGTCCCACCATCCGTCCGGACGCTCGAAGTCCGGCAGCGTGACGCCGCGCTCGATCTGGTAGTAGCTGCGAATCAGGTCATAGCAGTCATGCACGCCATGGACGAACGGGCGGCCAATCAGCGGGGCAACGTACCCGCTCGGGCCGAATTCGAACCAGTCGTCGAGTGCGATCAAGCCGTCGCCCTGCACGCCAAGCGAAACGATCACCCACTTGTCGACGCCGACCCATTCACAAGTCTTGCGGTCAGCAGGGCTGGGCCGCGCTGACGCGCCAGGGTGCGAATGCACCACCACGGCGATCAAGCCCATGTCCTCGGCGCTCGCGTAGTCTTCGGGCGCCAAGACGAACCCTTCGGCCGGCTTCTCGGCAACATTCCTGCACGGAACGTAAATCTCGCCAGCCTGGCCGACCACCACCAGTCCGCAGCACTCGCGCGGGTATTCCGCGAGCGCGTGTTCCGCGATCGCGTTTTTGGTCTGCTCGTTCATCAGGAAAGGGTGTCGCTGAGTTGACCGCCCCATGGGAGCGGATTATTGACGCCGAAACGGCATTCGCAACCACTGAGACGTTTGCTGCACCGGTCGAGCGATGGGTCGCCCACCGGGTTATCGTTCACGTCGAAATACACTGTTCCCGTATAGCCGCACTCGGGGCCGCGGTACGGGAACTGGCACATGCTGGCGATCTGCCGCGCGGGTACTTGCTGGCCGCCGAAGTCAGTGGGCGACGAGAGTGTGAATTCCACCTGCAGCCCCGGCTGTTCGCCGCTCTTCTGCTCGATGAACCAGATTTCCGTCGCCATGCTCTCGTTGGGGTCGGCCGTCGGATTGCCTTCCGGAAAATTCTCAGCGTCCAGATACTGCGCGAGCGTGCGTCGGCGCGTCACCTTGGCGCCGACCATGTCATCAAGGAAAACGCAGAGTGCTGAGATCGTGCCGTTTATGTCGCCTGCCGTAAGCGTTGGCGACGGCTGCTGCGCATCGGACGTGTGTTCAAACCCTGTCGCCTGAATCGGCCATGGCTTGTACTCATTCCCTTGCCAGAATATCGACGTCGATTGCAGGTGCGCATGAAAGCGCAGCATGTCGCCACCAATCGCCGTGCAGTCAACTTCGAATAGCTCGATCT